GGATTGTATGTTTTGCCCTAATGATCCTCTTATTTCTTCTCTAGTATGAAATACATCAGGGCCTGTTGATACTAATTCTTGACTAAATACTACTTTAGATTTACTATATGATTTTTTCTGTCCTGAAGTAGATATTTCTTTATTTAAACTTTCAGGTATTAAATATCCTTGAAGAACTAATCCAAAAGTAGTTTTTACAGTTCTATTCTCTCCTTGAGTTACTTCTGTTGTATTATTATACGTATCTATTCTAGCGTTAAATTGAAATCTTTCTTTATCTCCCCAATAGCTATCTGAAGTATAATTAATCATTTCAACTAATTTATTCATCTGAGCTATATAATCTGTCCAAATAGTGCAAGTATATTGTATTTTAATAAAATCTGGTACTACTATTTTATACATTTCTGTTTGGGGTCTTCTTCCTTGTAGTATTGTAAAATTATCGTATAAATTTTCTCTAGTATATTTTGTTTGAAAAGTATAATGTAATAATGGATTATTACCATCTAGTTTTTTTCCTAAATCTCTTCTTTTTTCCATACTATCTCTCTTAAACATAATAAGAGGGACTTGAATTTTACCTTCTTTATCTCTATAAAAACCGTCTTTTTGTACTCCTTTCCATCTTTCAGGTGATCCATATATTATAGGAACATTTGTTCTATTACCATTTATAATAACTGAAGGTTTTATTACATTATTAAAATAATACATTATAGCTTCATCATGGTCTTGTAATCCTATATCAAAAAATTTATATTTATCATCTTTTCTTGATATTTGTTCTCCCCTTAATAAACTTGGTCTAGTATCAGGACCTGGAAAATCTCCTTCAATTGATGGAAAACCAGGTTTAAAGTTAGCCTTTAGATTTTCTCTTAATCTATTATACTTCCCTTGTGGGATAGGTCTTCTTGGGTTTATTTCTTTATTATCTAACATTTATTATACTTATTCATTTGCAATCCCCCCATCTAATTTTTCAGTAGTAGGATATGTTCCTGATCTTAAAGGTATTAAATTTAATTTTTCAACTCTTGATATATGGGTACTTAGTAATATAGAAAAGCTTTCTCCAAAATCTGTTGTTTCTGTTGATATAGCATAGTCTTTATCTTTACCTAATATTAATTGGTTTTCAATTCTTCCATCTACTTCGTAAAAGTTATTTCTAAATAACAATAAATCACCTACTTCTGGTACTAAATTTATAGTTATAAGTTCATCTTTTAAAAATCTAAAATTAACTATTTGGTTTACATCAGAACCAAAGTCATCAGATGACCATGATTGGTCTGTTCTTTCAATTAAACATGCTATCTTTAATGGCTCATAATAATTTTTACCAGGAGCTTCACCATAAACATTTACTTTTGTTACTTCTAAAGCAAATTTATAGTAGGCTACTTCTGTTTGTATGATGTCTTTTATTAGTTCACCACTTACAGTTTGAAATAATGATATGTCTCTTGTTCCTCCAAATAAAGCCATTATAATTTATTTAATGTTCCTTTTCTAATTTTCATTGATCTTATTCCTTGTATTCTTATATTATCTTCATCATTTTGAGCTAATGCTCCGTCTAAAATATTTTGTAACATTTTATCTGCTTCTCCTCTTGTTACAAATTTCATTCTAATTCTAATATATTCATATTCTTTTTCTTGAGAATATCCTTCAGGAGTAATAATAGATACAATTGTTACTCCTTCTAAAGCTCTTATTTCATTTAACACATCATAAGTGTTAACTTTTCTATCTATAAATAAATCAAATTCTATACTGTAATTATTTAAAACTTCTAATAATATTTTTTTTAAACTAATCATTAATGTATATAAATTTGATATGGATTATCTGCAGAATATAAAGCTTGTTGTTGTTCACTTTCTTGTGTACTTCTTTCTTTTTGTCTAAGAGTAGTTGTTGCATCTAAATCTTCTCTTAGTTGTTCTATTAATGCTGTTTTTTCAGCTTGTGCTTCACTTAATAATCTTGAATAATCTAATGTTGTTTCTGCTCCTGGAATTGGTAATGCTTGGTATTTTCCTCTTATACCACCTAACATTTCTTTACATAAAGCTAACGCATATCTTCTAATCCATTGTCTTCCTAAATCATTTATATATGCATAAGTAGGATTAGTATATGGGGCATTTGAAATGTCTGTAACTAATCCTGTATCCTTTTCTTCTTCTTCTCCTGTAGGTCCTATTGTAGTTGCAGGGGATGTAGCAGAATCTGCCATTGTATATTCAAACCATAAAGTATAATCCCTATCAGGAATAGGGAATAATCTTAAAAATTGGCCTGCATTTAAATCAAAATGATAGGCTGATTTTCTTATTTGGTCATTAAATTCAATTGCTTGTAATTTTAAAACATCAAAATAAATAGGCATTAACATAAAGTTTACACCAGGTGAATAATTACCAAATCCAAAAGACTGCATTAAAGATTGAATTCCTGTACCAGTACCTGCATAAGGATCAAAATATCTATTAATTGCTGCTGGTGCATGATGGTATATTTTTTTTACTTTTATTTTTTTATTACCTGCTTGAATTGCAGATCCTGAACTTTCAAATGATAATCCTGAAGATCCTCCTGTAAATTGATTACCTATTACGATATCATTAGGATCTTCTGAAGTATCTATATTGCTAATTACTATAGTTGAATTACCTCCATCACCTTCTGTACTTTGTCTTAAGTTTACTGTAGTACTAGTGTCAAAATTTTCTAAACTAGCACTAATAGCTATAGAAGAAGATGCTACAGCTGATGCAAATCTTTTTGCTATGTCATTTGCTGAAGATCCTGTTTCAAATTGTCCTGCACTAGAAGATACAAAAAATAAACTAGAGGATGCAGGAGTAGCCATAAATTTTATAGTTTTCCCTGCAGTATCTGTTAACTGAATAGATGAAGATACTTCAAGAGAAGAAGTATTAAAAGCAACAGAACCTGTAGCCATCCTAGGTGAAGATGATAGTAAATTGTATTTTTGTATTCCTGCTTTTACTTCTAATGAAGCTGAATATAATCTTTGATCTGATAAATTATATGAAGTTCCTGAACCTTGTAATGTATTACCTGAATTATCTGCATAATTTTCTGATAGTTCAATGTAATTTAAAGCAGAAGATGTAGCTTTTCCTACAATATCAGCCATATTATTTATAACTTGATATGTGTATACTTGATGACCATATTCTGTTACAGCTTCTTCAAAAGCTGTAAAAAAATTAACATCTTGTAATTCTATATCTACAAGGGGATAACCTAGTCTTTGTGCACACCATTTAGCTACTTTAGGTGCATCTTCTTGAAAACTTGTTTCACTATCATAAAATCCAAATGGGGTAGCACCTGCAGAAAATGATGCGGTCCCTGTCCAAATAGGTATCTTTGCCATCTTTTTTTATATTTAAATTTGATTATTCGTGTATAAATATGAAAAAAATACGAAAAATTAATGATACCCGTTCAATAATTCTAATAAATCTTCTATTGCATCATGTCTATGGCTATCTTGTAACAAAGCTTTAAATACATATTTAGAAGAAATTAATTTAGCCATATCATGATAGGCTGAATGGTTTTTGTCTTTTAAATCTATTTGATATGAATCTCCACAAAATATCATTTTAGAATCACGACCTAATCTACCAATAGCCATTGCTAATTGAGGTCTTGTTAGATTTTGAAATTCATCTACAATTACTACTGCATTATCAAATGTTCTACCTCTAAAATGTGCTAATGAACATAATTCAATTTGTTCGGAACTTTCCATTTTTTCTAATATAGGAGGTTTATTATAAATTTTTCTCATATTAGATCGAATAGGTACTAACCATGGTTCCATTTTTTCTCTTTCTGAACCTGGCAAAAATCCATTATCTTCTGTAGATACAGTAGGTCTTGTGATTATAATTTTATTAAATTCTCTTTTAAAAAATTGGTCTAAAGCAACTTGAACTGCTAATAATGTTTTACCACTACCTGCTCTACCTACAATAAAATTAAAAGGGTGTTTTAATATTTCAGTTTTTGCTTTTTTTTGTTCTTGTGATAAAGTTAATGAAAATTTAACAGAACCTTTTGGTGGTTTTTTGTCTTTATTTTGTTTAGTCATATAATATAACGTTTAATAATACATATAAAAAAAAGAGCCGCTATTGCGGCTCTTTCTAAAGATATAATTAAACTAAACTACTATACTTCGTCTAATTCAGAAATTATTACTTTACCATAGAAATCAGGTCGTACCATTTTCTTAGCATATCTAGTCATGATACCTTTTCTAGGTGTAAATGATACTGGATCATACACTAGAGGTGTCATAATTAAAGGTATGTAAGGAGCAAATACTGCACCTGTTTCAAGGAATTGGCTACCTTTGTAACCCATTAATATGATATTTTCAGTCATATATGGATTTTTATAAACAGTATATCTGTTATTGATAGCTCCAACTTTTTGTACACCCATGTTATACTTGTCTTCGTCTCCTGCAGAATCAGCAGCAAATCCTGGGATTGATTCTAATACTGTAGAGATTTTAGGTCCGCATACCATCCAGTTAGCACCACCTCGTAGTGTTTTCTGGTGAATTAGGTTAGAAACTTTCTGTAATTTAATACCTAAAGTTTGGAACCAAGACATTTTAGTATAGTAAACATTTGTTGTATCTGTTGCTTGTGAAACGGTTACAGCTGTAGTACCACCAGCAGTATGATTACTGCTTACAGTAGCGTTTGTAGCTACTTTTGCACTCCATGCTTCAACTGTGTCAGCATTCTTGATTAACATGTCTAAGATTTCTAAGTCAATTTCCATTGAAATATATTCACTTAAGATTGAAGTCAATTCTGCTTCAGCGTCAATTGAATGATAAGCATTCAGGTCTTGAGCGAACTCAGGAGTCCATTGTGCTTTCAATTTACGTGTTTTAGCAGCAACTGTTTCACTTCTCATTTGAACATTAATTTCTGGGATAACTTGAGTTGAGGTTGAAGCCGCAGGAATTGAATCCTCGAAGTCGCCTCTATTATTTAAGTTATCTGGTCCTTTTAAGAATGATACTGTTAAAGTACCTAATGCAGTGTCAGCAGCTGCTGATACTACAAATTCTACATTGTCTCCATTTACTCTTGTAAATGCAGGGAAAGATCCAGAAATATTACTCGCACCTGATACTTCAAACCCTCTAACAGCTTCTAAGTCTGCGTTAGTTAAGTCTTGAGAACGTACTTTCAGAGTTTTTACAACTGAAGTAGCTCCTACAGTCCCATTAAACTGACCAGCATAAGATTGTGAAAATTCAGAATCAGCATTGATGATACCACCGAAATCAGCAGATGCTGTAGCGTATTGGTTTTCACCTAATGCACTATTATAAGTTACATCTTGTGTACTTTGTGAGATTGAGTAACCAAATTCTCCAGCACCATAAAGACCTTTATCGAATCCACTATCAGTTCTTTTAAGATCTGAAGTAGCACCATATAAAGATTCGTCTGCTGCTTTGAAGTTTTGTGCTCCTGTCCCATATTGGAAGTCAAGATAAAATATTAAACCTGCTGGTAAATTCATTGGTTGAACTGAAATTAAGTCCTTTGCAACGATTTCGCCAAATACTCTTCGTACTAATGGAAGAGCAACACCAGCCCATGCTTCACCTGCATTACCAGATACACTAGTAGCAGTTCCCAAACCTGAAGCAGGAGTAGTAGAGGAAGCCTCATTTACTAATTGCTTAGCTTGGTTTTCTAAAAGAATGGCCATGTTGTTTTTTTCTGTCGAAGAACTAATTCCCT